TGACAACTATACAACATTTTGATAATTTACCTGAACACAATGGATTCAAACTAAAGAAGAGCACCACGGGTGATACACTATACGGACCTTCAGAATTAGGAGATGGTATTACTAATATCAACGTGGGTCAATTGAGAGTGTTCACGACAGGAAAAAAAACAATTGAGGATCTCTTAGGCATTCCAGATGATGCAAGAGTTCCCGGCAAGTCTTCATACTATAAAAATATTATACCGGAAGAATATAGCATAACGTATAGAACCGGAGTAACAATTCAAGATGGAGATGTAGTTGGTATAGATGCCCTTGCAAGTCAATATTGGCTAAATGACTATTATTATCCAGTACTTCCTAAGTTTAGCCAGTATGGTAGAGAAGTAGATGGCAGCGTACAATCTGATGGTGATGGAGAAAGGACTCCACTACCAAAGGATAATATACCTTGTTTGACCAATACAATTAATGATCCAGATCTACTAATTGATATTGACACAGAAGAAATAAATGACAGTGTACTGAGAGATCGCTCTGGTACAGGAACCGTTCCCATTATATTTGAGGATTACAAGTTAGATGTAAACGAAGACGATCAGATTGAAAGATTTCCCCTCACACAAAAGATCACAATTGGCACTAGCGAACAAATGCAGGCTCTATAATGGCTTTACAACCTTACATATATGACGTTTACATCTACTCTGGTAAAGAGCAAGTGTCCCAAATAGGCTATGTATCCGATGAAAGTAGACCGGGACTAGGAACATACACTAGTCTCCCAAACGAAGAATACAATGGAATAGTTCATGATAATCTTAATAATCTTCAACAACAAAACATATGGCCTTTTGATGGAGTGAACTTATTTCTCAAGGGAATGGTAGTGAGTAATCAAGCAGATGACGGCGGTCGCGAACCAACCCAATATAGTCATATGTTGGAAATTTTTCTCTTTAATGGAGACAAGGCTGTTGTGGATGGAGAAGGCAATTACGTAGACCTGCTAGGACCCGTGAGTGGTGAGGACCTTCGAAGAGTATGCAGACACATTCCCAATAGACAAAAGCACGTAATTCACAGAGAGATTTACGCCTATAGATCTGCAGGAGATAATGAAACCGGTAAAAGGTTCTTAGGGAACGTTTATGAGCCACCTCAAGGTGAAGATGGTTGGAAGTATAGTTTTGTGCCTCTTTATAAGAATGCTCCTCTATCAACGGCTGAGGTTACAGAAGCTAAAAGTGTCAATGCTCTTACTGGAAATGTAAACGGATTACCTCGTCGTAGAGGCATCCGGACGGAGAACGAGGTGTATGATGTTGGATTCAATCCAGAGTTTCCCAATCCTTATTCCGGTGCTTTAATGAATATTCCTCAAACAGTATCTTCATTAATACTAAACGGTGGACAACTGAGAAACACCAGTAATAATCTTTCTGATCTAGAATCCAATCCTGATGTTGGCTTTGAACCAATAGAGGTGTTTGGAACACCGGATGAATTTTCCACTGATATTAGAGGAGATGGTGGGTATGTAATGATAGTCAGAATGGGAGGACATGATACTTCAGATGGTGCTGGTTCGGCTTTTACTAGACGAAGATCATACTATCGAGTAACGATTCCCAAGAAGATATTCTACAACTTGATAGCTAATCCTGGCTATGCTGGTGGTATGGCTGTTATGGAATGGAAGTTGTCTGGAGATTCTCGAAAGTTATCATATCATAATGAAGAATTTGGTATTGAGAATCGATATGACAGTGCAAATGAATTAGTACCGGGATTATACCTTCCTAATGGAGGAACTGACACTGGATATCAAGATGTACTCCAAGATAGTTCTTTGGATGTAGAGAATGTATTCTCCTCTGAGATTATTGATATAGGTAATAACGGAAATATAGAACAACTGAAGGGTGGATTATTTCCACAGACAGCCCCAGATCTATACAATGAATTCACAACTCCGTTTTATAAAATAGATGAGTACTCGGATAATTTGGTTGATGGCAATAATAGAGATCCAGCTTGGGCATTACGAGCTTTTCAGATAGCAGTAACGGGACCATCAGAGAGAGGTTACCGTATGTGGGAGAGCTATCCCAATGAGGGAGGAACTGAGTTGGAGCGATATGGGTATATAGAGAATACTAGACGTATAGCTTCAATAAGTACTAAACAGCCCAGAACAACCAATCTACAGGGAAATTTCAATCCATTAAAAACAGTGGATTATTTATCAGCAATGGGAACGTCAATACCACATGAATTTATTACTCCTGCAGGATTAGAAAATAGTAGATTTTTACAACCTCGTTATGAAGTAAATGGAGATATGTTTCCTATTTTTGCCTACAGTCGTACATCAGAGGAACCAGATTTGTTTAACGATTCTCCAATAGCTAAAATTAGTGCAGATCAATATTGTAGAGAGGAATATAATGTAAATAGTGGCGCTGATATGTCGTTTGGATACACTTCAATATCAACGGGTAGAGATACAGAACCTCCTTTTTGGCAATATAGAGATGGTGCATGGACAACAGAATTTGATAATAACAATGAAGAGGGGTATGAGTTCTATTATTTCAATGACATTAAATGTCTTGAGGTTACAGGAGTAGATAATGGATTCTTGAACCCTCTGCCAGGACCAGAAGTGATAGAAGATTTCACACCACACGTTGATGTATTTGTAGGAGACGTTAATAATCCTAACAGTTGGACTAGTCTCCAAGACTATTACAATGTGGATACTCAACCAGAAGAATATCAAGCAGCTTCAGCTCTAAATGAAGTTCACGTTAGAATAACCAATAGAAACCAGTTGGGTGGTACAATGCTTTATCCTAAACTACCAATAGAGGATTCTGTATTGTATGATGGTTTGGAGGTAACATTAAATGGGAATACTATTTTTTCCTATGATAGTACAAACGTCGCTGTATCAAGCAGGCTTGGGGTTTTAAATGCAGATGCCTTTTGTGAGACTAAAGGTTACGACGCAGTTGACGCTCTAAGGAGCACAATGGTTAATCAGCCCATTGGACCAATACGATACGACATAGCAGGTAGTCCAATCTTAGCAACATCCACTATGTTTAGATGGGATACCATTCAATGTATAAACACGGTGGAACCGTTAAGTGAAGAAGAGTATATCTTTTCAAACTATAAGTATAAATTTAGAATAATGAGTTGGGGTGATGAGCCAGAGCTACAAAATTTAAACAGTGGTGAGATTGATAAACTACTAAGAGAGCAATATGAATCCATCAATACAACTAAGTATCCATATCAAGATGTCTACATGTATCCTGAGTCAGGAGAGTTCTCTACTGATCCCGCACCCATACAAACCATTTCTCATAGATATAGAGAGGGAGGATTATACCAAATAAGAGGATACGTCTTTAATTATATACAAGATGCAAGACGACCTGAGTTACAACAAGCAGTTAGGTGGAAATACTTTATCAGTACGATATACGTGAATCCTACTAGTTATCAAGTAGAAGATTTTGGAGCACTGGGAGGTTATGATTTCACCACACTTCCATATTCCAATACTACGGGATTGACACCTACACCTATAGTTGGTGGTTTGAATAATAACTCTCAATACAATAGGTCTATAGACTCAATAAGGGAAGATGGACAATTTACAGCATCAGAGTTGGATGAGCTGTACAAGTTGAATAAACTGAGTCAAAACGATGAATTTGGATCTCATGTAAATCAATTGGACTTGTATCAAATAAGAGTTTTTAAAAAAGGAAAGTTTGACATGGAACGGATAACCGGTTTGAGTAAAGTAAGCACGCAAGTGGAATATACAAACACAACAGATACAAACAAACCAGCATCTTTGACGACTACTATACAAGATTCACTGGATGCAGAACTAAAAAGTTCTTGTAACTTGGAATTAAATTTAGACCAAACGGTCGCTGGAACTATTTTGGACAGTTCCGGTCAAGGTACGCTAGGTATAGTAGTAGGAGATTATAATTTATCTAAACCTTCCGGAGAAGATATCCAACGAGATGATAATATGAAACTACCTGAACAGGGTTCCTCTGATAATGCAATTTAATTAATATTTATTAAAGTATGGCAAAGCTAAAATACAATTACACTCAAGATAAACTGCAAGAAATTCAAGCGGCTGGTGATTCTAATGTAGGACTAAAGTTTAATCCTATATCAATGGGTAGTGGAGGACCAGGTCACTTTGTTAGATTATCTGTTTTTGATAGTTCGGACAATTTTGTCCGAAGCTTTCTCACCAATGTATCCAATGAGGGTGTACCGGTTATTTATGGATCAAATGCATCCACTCCCACTATTTATCAAAGTCCTCTTTCACCAGATGGTAAGCCAATACTTGCTGGAGTTGTATCGGCGGGTGGTGTAACGGTTGATCCTGTAGGAACGTTATCAGCTATAAATTTTTGTAATGGGGAACAAGCCGATGTTGTTGATTCGCAACTTATAGCATCTAATGCACAAATATTGGGTGGAGTGAATCAAATATCTTACTGGGATGATGGTTGGGTAGTAGAACAACGTGGTGTCATGATACCATCAGCAGTTTGGTCAAATATAACATGCATGAGTGTAGGAACAACCGACTATGAAGTCATAGGATCTCCTCAGTTAAACATCTACAGAACAATTAATGATGATAATGTAAATTTTTACTTTAAACCTACGGAAGCACTCTCATCAATAATTTTACCAACGGGAGATTATAGTCTACAGTTTGAGTTTTTGCGTAGCACGATAGACGTGCTTGCTAGTAGTATCGTCAATCCTAGATACATAATCAGAGAGATATCACCTAGCAGAAAAGAGATCCGGATAGGTCCTGGATCAGATGGACCAATACCTTTTGTTCTTAACAACTCAACGCAAGAGGGACAGTTAGGATTCCAACAAACATTTAAAAATTTACTAGAAAGTTCTTCTGATCCAACTGGGGTCTATAAATTTGATTACGTGGTTGGACTACCTAAAGGTAGATCATTACCTGTAGTGAATTATGAATTTGATAATAGATCGAGCACATCTCCTACATTAATCATAAAGCTGGGTGAAGAATTACCCGCTGATATAGTGGTATTAAATCAGATCAGTATTGATCAACAAATTTTTACTACACAAACTGAACAAATATTTTACGAGTCTGATCTTCACAGAGAACAACAAACAGGAGCTGGCTTAGATGCACAACAATTTGGAGGCTTTTCTCAAGTAGAAGTAAGTGAGCAAATTAATAGTGTGGCTGAAGATCCTTTTCAAAGTGTAGCGGATCTTACTGGATCTTTGGTGGACACTTCAATATTAAGTTGGGTTAATTCTGGTAGTGGGTTTGGCGTTGATATTAACTTAAATATAAATTACAACGATTTTACAAATCACACCTTCTTTGGTTCAGCAGCATCAAAATTAGACAACTTTAAAAATAAACTAACTAATATAGAAAACCAATTGAGCAGGATAAGTCAGTCATTATCAAGTAGTTTTGTTAGTATGGATGGTGACTCAACATCACTAGTTAAATCAAGAAAAACTTCATTTGAAGAAATACAACGGATCAAAGATACATTTACTCCATATGAAAGATTTTTATATTATGACTACCAAAGTAACAGCTCAGCATCAGCACCTGGTATAGGAGCTAATTTGGCTCACTCTAAACCAGTTACTGGTAGTTATACACAATTAACAAGTTATGGAGGATTCCCGCTAGTATACAAACATTCAGCTCCTGGAGCAGATGATGGCACTAGTGACTCACAACATAACGGCTTAGATTTGTTTAGAGGAAAATACAAAGCGGAAGACAAACCGTTCTTTAATTATAGTGGTTCATTATTTTTAAGTTTCTTATTAAAGGGTGATCATGATATAGGTGACTTCACGTTAGAAAATATTAACACGAGATATGATGAGTTTGAAAAGGGTAAATTACCCAATACAGCTTTAGGTAGTGGTTCTATTTTATCCGAGACGGTCACTGGCTCTGAATATAGACGATATATTTTTGAAGCTTCGCAATCTTTTTGGAGACCATATAGACAGCAACGACTAAACATGTACAATTGGAATGATAATGCATGGAGTGACAATGTAGATTTTTATCAAATAGTATCTTCCTCAGAAGCACAGTCATCAGCATCTAACTCACCAAGTGCAAGCAATCCAGATTCATATGCTATTCAAGCTGCGGGTCAGTTTTACAAATCTATAGGTACTACATTCTTAACCGGTAGTACAGCATTATTTTCAGGATCGTTTATGCCTTCCGGTGAGCTGTTTAGAGTTTCAGCTTCCTTGAGAACAAGAGGAGGAGCCGTAGCTCCATCTGGTATAGCAGCTAACGTTACTTCATCGTTTATAACGGATGTAAGATTAACAACAAAAAATCCTATAGATGTGTATCCGTTTCATAGTATTTACAAAGTTAGTTCTACAGAATTTTCAAGTTGGTTTGATGGTCTTAGAGCATCAGCATCAGCGTATGATGATAATAACATACACGCATTAGTCAACAATATACCAACAGCAATTAAAGAAGACTCTCAATCTACAGAGTTATTAAGTTTTATAAAATTAATGGGTGAGCAATATGATCTTCTAAGAAATTATATAGAAAATTTTGAGAAGCTATCGTCTAGATCCTATAACAGTCAAGACGGCGTACCTCCTAACCTACTACCTATTTTAGGTAAGAATCTTGGTTGGGATTTCACTTCACCATTTACAGGTAGCTTATCTGAATACTTTGGTTCATCTCAAGAAAATATACGAGTGGGTGGTAGATCTGTAGAGGAAATAACTACTAATACGTGGCGTAAGATTCTAAACAATTTGGTACGAGTTTATAAAACAAAGGGTTCTGCAGCTAGTATATCTGCGCTATTGAATACTTATGGATATCCAGCGGATATTTTGACCGTGGCGGAGACGGGAGGTTCTTTAGAAGAACACAATCCTTCTATTATTTCTAATGATGTATCCACATTACTTTCTGGATTATCTGGTCAAGCTGATAACGTAAGTTTTATACAAACAACTGAAGAGTTCTTCTCATTTATAATTAACAACGATCCTAATAGAACTTTATCTCTCGATTGGTACACCAACGATGCGGATAATATTGAATCTTTGGAATTCATTATTAATCCAAACCCATCTTCCAACAATCAAGTTATTTTTGAAAATAGTGGTTCTGGAGGAGAAACGCTATGGGACATAAGATTAAAAGCTGGATCGTCTACAGAAACACAGGGTCAGATAGAATTTAGAATTAACAATTCTCCAAATGGTTCTGGATCTATAGAAGACAATGCAGTATCAATGTCTGTTCCTACATCTGGATATAAGAGTGGTAATGATTATTGGAATGTAATGCTTTCAAGAGTATCCAGTAGTGTAAGTGGGTCTGGTGTACAAGGATACAAACTATTTACAGGTTTACAGTCAGAAGATAAGATAGTAGAATTTAACTCAGTATCTATGTCTATAAGTGGCACAGCTGTTATTAATGAAGTTAATTATAACATTAATTCTAACTGGTTCTCTACCGGTAGTAGAGCTAAAACTGATAATGGAAACTTGTTAGTGGGACGCACCTACACGGGCTCTATAGCAGAAATACGAACATGGCAAACACAATTGAGTGCAAGTAAATTTAAGCAACATGTATTAAATAAAAAAAGTACAGTAGGAAACAACGTCACGGCTTCCTTTTCAGAATTGGCGTATAGGTTTGCTTTGCAAGAAAATTTTACAACTGGATCTGCTATGAAGATAGAAGATGCTAACCCTAATAAAATTAAAGATTATTCATTTACGCTACTAGCGGGCTCTAACTCTGGTTCAGTATTCTATGATAGTGATTTAATAACATTAAATAAATTTAGTATAAGAACTGGAGGTACTGATCAACAGGATGGTAATAAAGTACTCATTAATCCTAAAGAAACGGTAGTTGGTAATTTAGATATAAATCAAACTAGCGTACGGACCATTTATGATAAAACTCACGAAAACAAAAGAAGTAGATCAAACAAACTTAATTTAGTTAAGTCTCCTTCTAAAGTTTTAAATGACTTTATAATTAACTCACTAGCTGATTATGACGTTTCCGGAAAATTTGCTGATCCTGAAAACGTATATAAAGATTCTTATGAGGAGTTAAATAAATTTAGAGAAGAATTATTTAATCAAAATAATATATCAATAGACATTAATAAATGGGTAGATGCTCAATCCAAAACTTTTAATCCTGGATTGATATCATCAATTAAATCCAATCTTCCTGGTAGATCGACCGTTGAGAATGTGGGGGTAATGTTTGAGCCTACTATATTGGAAAGAAATAAATTTAAACAACCTATAGCAACTAGTGATTTTACATCTAGTCATTATGAAATGAATGCTGATGTAAGTACTTTTTATTCAATACAAGATACAAAAATAGACGAATTAATAACAGATACTATATCCGTAGATAAAGATATAAACAAAGAAGGATCTTTACAGACACTCATAAATACTGAAACACAAGTGACAAATGATATATTACAAACGGCTACTAAACAAATCAGTTTAGATAGTGATGTGGATATAAACAGTGTAGTTATAGAAACTGCAAATAATGAAACATCCATAGAATCAATACAAGATATAAATAAATTAGTCGTTAAAGATGTCACCGTGGAACCGTTACCCTCTAGTAATTATACCGGAATAAGTAGTGGTAGTACAAAAAGTTATGTTGATCTTCATGGATCTTGGGGCATGACTGTAGGAGATACACAGTTTATTCATTTTGGAGCTCCCGGGAAAAATGGTTTATTTAATACGTTTGATATAGAAAAGAGAGTGACATTTGAAATTATAGGTGATGTAGAAATTATAGCTAGTCATACTAAAAAATTTATAACTGATGATAAAATATTAATAAATGATTTTAGATCATTAGGTACTACGAGTACTAATATTGAATTTACAAATATAGAAAATTTTCATAATAGAGAAATTAGGGACGTGGATACTAATTATGTGTATAAGAGTTATGTTAATACGGTAGATAATGAAGAGGGTAAACAGAGTGGTAGACCAGTAGGAAAAACTTCTTACTTTAATACAGGCTCGGATGGTAAACTAACATATCCAAGTAATCATTGGAGTAATTTTAGTGACGATGCCTTTCATTCTAATTTAACAAAAGGTCACCAAAATATAGGTGGATCTTTTTTAAACCTTGAAAATAAAAATGATTTAAGCACTGCCAGCTTTTATAGTGTAAATGTTAGTGGTGAAAATCAACTCACTGTGAGAAGAGGAAAATAGAAATCTACAATTTTAACAATAACACGATACTTATATATGAATAGAAACAGTTTTCGTAATAAATCTCATAAACTGCATAGGAGATATTAATGGGATATTTAGATGGATCAACAATAACAGTAGATGCTGTACTTACCAAGCAGGGTAGAAGATTACTTGCCCGAGGAGAAAGTCTTGGTGTATCATACTTCTGCTTAACCGACACCGGAGTGGACTATAGATTATGGAATCCAGACCACCCAAGTGGTTCTGCTTACTATGGAGAGGCTATAGAAGCTTTGCCTCAAGTTGAAGCACTTCCTCAAGGTGAATACTTTATGAGAAATAAACTCGTAACTCTTAGAAGAGATGTAACAGCTATGCCTGTATTGAGTTTAAACTCTAGAAACATAACATTTTTAGAGAATGTTTACCAGCCACAGAGCATAGTAGTAAATACTCTCAACTATACGCCACAAGATACAATTATGGCTATAGTACCAAACTTTCAATTTCTCACACCAGTTCAACCAGCTAGTTATGTTGATATAGCGGGTGTGGCAAATCAATTTGTGTCACAACAAGAAATACCGTATGCTAAAATGGTAGAAGTTCAAGAGGGTACAGATGGAGCAACATTCTCGTTTAGACCTTCACCGGATGATACGGCTAGAACAATGACAATAACCTTTATCAGTAAAAACACTGGTGCGTATGCATCTGCCACGGTAACTATACCAGCCATGACAGTAAAATACGATGTCAAGACCACTTAGGAGTAAATGATGTCTAGATGGATCAATACTAAAGTAGAATTTGTATGGGATGAAGCTACCCAACAATATAAAGAAGTGAACGCTGAAGGATTTCATTATGATGGTCCAATGGCTGAAGCACAAGATGTGCCTAACGATAGAGAGGCTAGATATCCTAAAACACCATTTGGTGGCTCTCAAGTCAGCATAGATACCAGACCAGATGTTGGTGATGTAGTTACTGATACTCAAAAGGTAACTGCAGGATACTTTACTGGAGGTGGTGGAACTCTAAACGGTACTGAAATGTATACAGGATCGTTGGCTGATAGTAACGAAAAATATTACTTTAATGTTACACAAACACATCCAGATTCTGCTAGTGCAGAAACACAATTTAGTGTAGCTTATGGTCATGCAGGAGGTTCTGGATCTAATGTGGATGGTGGTAATTTATACGGATCTACTCAAACCGTTTATGGTCAATGGGCTACCTCTTTACTAGGTGAAAACGAAGTATCGGGTGGATTTAAAATATCAGCATTGGGTTCTAGTGGTGTACATGCAACAGCAAATGTTAGAGATGAAGATGTATACTTTCTAGTTGGAAGAAGAGAACGATTTAGAGATAGAATTAATAAGAAAAACGTCACTTTAGTATTTAGTGGTAGCACTAGTAATGGATTAAGTGGATCAGATCTCAGTCTAACAGACGATTCAGCTATTGTGAGTCCAACTTCTACTATAGTGGGTCCAAGATATAATTTGGTCAGTGGAGCTTTGGGATCAGTACACACAGCAGCTTCAACAAGAACATTTGGACACTTTTATCCTGAAATGGGAGTAATGGTATTTAGTGTTTCTGAGCTATCAGCTAGTATTCCAGGAGATGAAACTATATCAACCATTACAGCTAGTTTTGCTAAAACCGGAACTACAGGAAATGGAGATTTTTTAAGTTCAAGTGGATTCACACCTAATCTAAGTGCACAAGGTGATCAGCAAAACGCATTAAAATTTGTAAATTGTCTCTCTAACGATGCAGCTAGCATTACACTAAGATCTGAAGAAGATCAAGTGTCTGTTAGTTACTTTTGTAGAGTTAAATCCAATCAAATGAATCATAGTAACAACCCTACCTTCACATCAGGATCTTTTAATGAATTAAGACATCGTAGTATGTGGGGCAATCCAACAGTATTTGTTACTGGAGTTGGGCTGTTTAATGATTCAGGAATGTTAGTAGCTCAAGGTAAATTGAGTACACCTCTGAAGAAAAATTACAGTTCAGAAGCTACTGTCAAGGTTAAACTAACATACTAGTGAAGATGTCATGGAATGCATGTATTTAAGCAGATCAATAGGAACGATTTTACACTATCCGAAACTAAGATACACAAACAGCAATCTTTAAATTCAGCCTCGCTGGGCATAGTATCAGTTCAATATAGATCCGGATCAAAGCTCAATGATTATCAATATGATACATCAGGTAGTCAGTGGTCATCGTTACATAGTATGTTCTACGCAAGTGGAAGTACTGATGAAGATCAACTAAATCAACCCGCAGCAAGTTTAGGTCATTATAGATTACTTGATAGACAGTTTTTAAGTAAGTTTTATCCAACGGGTTCCGTATTATCAATACCTCAGCAATACTATGGAGAACGAATTAAACCCTCTTCTCTAAAAATAACAGATACCCATAATCCCAAGAAAGAAATAATTATAATAGATGATGGAAATGGTAATCTATACAGCACCAATGCAACATTATCACAGTCACTGGGACCTTTGTCTTCATCTGACAATTACCTGGGGAATATTTTCTATGAATCTGGACTAATTATATTGGCCGAGACAGGATCTTCTCATCAAGAGGACTTTGAAGTAAAAAATGATTTAGGTATAGAGTTGCCTGTAATAGAAACGGTATCTGGAGAAGATGGCGTCAATGTATTAATAGATACAGCTACTGTTAATGAAGACGGTACACCCATTGATCTTGCACCATTTGTATTTTTAAAAGATGCAATGATAGACAAGTATAAAGTAGAGTTTGAATCTACTCAAACGGTATTTACTCAAGAGTATACGGTTAGAATAGATCCCAGTGAATACAACTCTACTATGAACCATACAGTAAGAGGTTTCCTGAGCGGAAGCTCTGAAAATTTACACACTAATACGCCATTTATAGGTCCCGACTTTACGGGATCCGGATGGACACCATATCTAACACAAATACACCTTTACAGTGACAAACCAACGGTCATGGGATCATTTGATAACAATCCTAACGGAGACATACCCCTACAGGAACCAGTTATAATAGCTAATCTACCCAGAGCAATAAAGATGCGACCAGATATGGCAATGACGTTTAAATTAAGACTAGATGTTTAACTTGTCGTTGATATTTATATCTGTAGCGTTTACTTTAACCTTATAGGAGAATAAAATGTGTGACTGTACAGATTGTGGCTGTGGCAAATAATAAAAAATAATTTAAATAGGAGAAACAGATGTTAAAGAAAATTTTAATTGGACTATTATTGGTCTCATCTTTGTTTGGTGAAAACGAACTTTGGAAGTTTTTCAAATACTCTACAGCTTATGCAAGTTTTAGTATAAATGCCCCAAGACACCAAGATGATAGATTTGCTATTATAGGTGGACTATCTACGGGTAACTTAGTATTTGAAAGAGATGAAAGAGAACTTAAACCGGATTTTCAAACTTCATTTGGTATAAGAAAAATTGGTAGATTCCAATATGAACCAAAACGAGGTGTTAAATCTGCTGGTAAGGGTGGAACTTGGTATGATGGTTCAGAACAATCAGCTAACGAGAATGCAACTTTTGGACCAGTTAAGGGTTGGGAATACTTACTAAAATTTTCCGAAGGTAGACAGTGGGGTGATGAGTACATAAATCAAGAGTATTGGTTGAGATATGTAGGAGAATGGTTTATAGCTAAGGGTGGATATACTGAACTTGGTTTAGAGGATGTTCAATATATGCAAGGTGACCTTAGAGTAAAGAAGTCTATAGGACAGTTTAACTTTAGTGCGGGTGTAAAGCACAGACAGCATCCAGTATATGGTTTTGATGCTGCTATTCTAGATACGACATGGTACAAGGGTCAATGGTGGAAATTTGCTGAGGATGCATTTAACGTTGATGATAATATGTGGTATGATCCGACAATGCAAGATGAAGATGGCAATTGGATTAAACAAGATTTATACGAAATAGATCCCAATACAGGTGAGATGAGATTGATAGAAGGCGAGGGTCCTTTTTGGAACGGTGATGGTCAGTATTGGGGACATGATTGGTTATGGAGAGATGCAGATGGTACTCTCTTTGCATACACCGATAGAGAATATTTTTTATATCACTTTCCTGGTATGCTAGAAGAATATATTGAAGGTGTTAAGAACAATCTGGGGTATATGCACGAGACCTCTATAGTATTGGGAGGAGATTTTTATCATTATGGTGACAATTGGTGGATACATGCTTGGGGTAATTGGCTACCTTATCATTATGGTCATGATATGTATTCTTATCATAATGCGCATTCATATAAAAAACATAAGGATGAAGGTAATCTTCCCCATGAATTTAAGTTTGCTAATGCTGGTTGGTCTGCATGGAATGATTATGACTTTGGTGCAATATTTGGAGTTAAATTAAAAGATAACTTGGGTGTATTTTCCGAAGGAAGATATCTATACTACTGGCAAAAACCAGCTTATGATATCAAGATGGGAATTAACTATCAGTTTATGGGATTTTAATATGGACCATTATAAAATATATAACAATCTAAAACTATTTTGTTTAATAGGAATGGTGTCTTTATTTGCATTTAATTGTGATAATAGAAATGAAGAGCCATTAGTAGAAAACATTGAGATGTGGGTAAATGGTTCGGAGTTTAATGTCCGTGAGTACTACGAAAGTATTACAACATACGGAGCATCAGCAGTACAATTAGATGGTTCTATAAAAAAGATATTTGTACTACACTTTCAAAGAGAAGATGGTAGAGTTACGCCTGAAAAGGAACACTACGCTTTGATTATGTATGATAACAACGGACAGGATAATGGTCAACTAATAGATACTAAATTGTATTTAGGTGGTACACAAATGGATTCATTATTACTTGAAACTACAAGTGGTAGAATCACATTAGAGATTGTAGGTTTATCTGATTTTACAGAATTTGCACAAGCCTCGATACAAAAGTATGAAGATGGCAAAGTTAGTGGTATTGCAGATGGATACTTTTTCAATCCATATAGAAATGAAATGCAACATGGTATAATTATTTTTGATAACTTAGAAGTGGGCACAGACCCTGAAGCTACGTTTTATCAAGGTGTCTATTAAGTGAGTGAAAATGGAATCAAATTAGGTCAGTTGTTGTGTGATGAAGATGTTATCACAAAAAGACAACTAAGTAAAGCCTTACAAGAACAAGTCAAGGGTAAGAAAGGTACGCTTGGTGAAATTCTTGTAGATATGGGTGTTTGTTCATTTGAGGATATTACTGATGCTATGATGAACCACTCTTCCGATACTAAAAAGCACGAAGAAAAACACAACGAGATTCACAAAGAACCTACACCACAACCTGTAGTAGAAGAACCAAAGGTAGAAGAACCCACAGAACTTTCTGAAGAAAAGGTTATGGGGACCAAGTTCTCAATGTCAGTTCAAACTATAATAGGGTTGGTAACTCTCATATCTACAGCTGTAGGTGGTTATTATATGTTATTACAGGAAATTGAAGAAGCAAAAAATCTACCTGAAATAAACGTAGAAAAGATTTTTACAGATGAGTATCCATCTAAACCCGATGGTCACAACTGGCCTCGTTCATACGAACAATATAAAAATCAAGTTGGTGGTTTGCAAGAAGATATGGATGCTGTTTATGATATGTTAGATGAGTATGAAGAAACTATTAAAGAGTTGGAAAAAGACATTAAAGATTTAGAACGAAGAAAGAAGGATAAATAGGAGTCAGTTATGAGATTTATTGTTACTTTATTATTATTTTTATCAGTAACATATGGGCAAATAAACGATAAGAACTTTAAAGAAAGGATTAATGGTGGAATTGTAGTTGCTATCTTTTCAGCAGAATGGCAAGATGCTGAATTTGATGAAAAACTTATTAAAGGTATAAAGGGATATCAAGATTGTGATATACTCTATATTAAAAGCGAGGAAGCTCCAAAGGTTGTAAAGAAACTTAGGTTTAGAAACTTTCCTTCTATGGCTCTTTTTTATGATGGTTCTAAGAAAGAAACCTGGAAAGCAGATATGGATGGTGAATTAGATGTCAGTAATAAAGAAATAAAATCGTCAATTGATGATGTATTAGCTGAGGATGTATTCTGATGAGTGAAGATAAAAATGTAACTAAACAAAAATGGGATGGTGTCGAGAGAAGAAAGAATAAACCTGTAGATCAAAAAAAATCAATGGAATGGTTGACAGGTCCTGATGAATTGCATGGTGGAGATGGTTTACCGGATTGGATGCAATTTTCCATCACATTGGGAATGTTTGGAATTTTATATTGGGTTTTACATTTGTTGTTCCACCCAACATTAGAATTAGACGAAGTACATAGAGATTTATTAAATATTATCTTAGGTACATTCATTGCAACTTTTGGTAAGACAATAGACTTTTGGTTTAGACACTCAAAGAAGAAGGGTAAGTAGTTATAGTGGATATAAACATAGCTACACTTGCAGGACATTTAGCATTTGGGCTAATAGCATTTTCTTTTCTTGTAAAGGATATATTATGGTTACGTCTACTCAGTATATTAGCAAGTCTATTCTCCGTTTTTTATAATTATTTTATTCCAGCTAATCCTATGTGGTTAGCTATAAACTGGAACATTATTTTTGTCTTGGTTAATGTATACCATGTAGCTGTCATAATATATGAAAAGAGATCAGTGGATATGTCTCCCAAGTTTAAAGAATTGTATGAGACTATGTTTAAAGAACTCACTCCTGTAGAATTTTTAAAAATAACTAATGTTGCTAAATGGATAAAATATGAGACTCCGGAACCAATTATAAAACAAAACAAACCAGTTAATGATTTAATTCTAATATACAATGGTACTGTAGATGTTATTGTGGACAGGAAGAAAGTAGCAGAATTAAAAGATGGTCAGTTTGTAGGAGAGATGTCATTTATCACAGAAAAACCAGCAACAGCTACGTGTGTAGTAAAACACAATACGGAGTGCTTAGTGTGGCCACAAGAAAGATTCAAGGATTTATTAAAACGTAATCCTTCATTATATTTTACAATACAATCGTTGCTAACTCAAGAAGTATCGAGTAAGTTAGTGACATCAAGTAAGTCTAATGATTAAGAAGATAAAAATTAATAGGAGTCCAAAGCCAAGCTGTGATAGAAAGTTAGCTGGTGAGTCTGATGCTCAGTGGAGAAAGCGATGTGGTCCAAGACCATTGGGATCCATAGGGATGGGTGAGAGTACAACGCGTAGTTCAAAGAAAGGGGCACCTGGAACACTCAAGGCTAAGATAAAAGGTCCCGTAACAATAGCAAAAGCAAAAGCTCTAAAAAATAGAAAAAATGCTACACCTCACGATAAAGCTCAAGCCAACTGGTTTATAAACATGCAACGTGGTAAGAAAAAAACCAACGAAGCTCTTGATTTAATTAGAGGCAACCTATGTATAGAGTGTGGATATCCAGTACATGAAGATTTAAAGAAATGGTTCAAACAAAAATGGGTAAACATAGGCAAGAAAGACAAATCGGGTAAACACCCAGAATGTGGAACTAGTGGAGAAAAGCGTGGCTATGCTAAATGTGTACCAGCATCAAAGGCTGCTGGGATGTCAAAAAAAGAAAAAGCGTCAGCGACCCGTAGGAAGAGGGCAGCTCAAAATAAAGCAGGTAGAGGTGGTAGAGGGAAACCGGGAACTTGTTCCCAAGGTAAAAAACCAATAAAGGTGTCGACTGATGGCTGATGAATATGTACTTCTACCAAGAGGAAAGACTAAAGTCTTACAGGCAGAGGATAAAAATTACAAACGAGGTTTGCTGGTCAGACTCAAGAAAGATGGTGGTTATAGAGTAGCATATTGGTACGAAGAACCTGATAAACCTAACGTCGTTGAAGTCTTGGTTGATGGTGAACGTATAAAAAAAGATGCTAGGGTGGTGGAATTTAAATTTCATCCACAAAATTATTATGAGGAGGACGATATAGTGGAAACTATAAATGAAAAGATTACTTTATTTTTAGAGAAGAATGTTCCAACAGATGCTTCTAAGTGGTCATATTATAAATCACAGGCAAAGAAAAAATTTGATGTTTATCCATCAGCATATGCAAATGGATGGGCAGCTAAGCAGTACAAAGCTGCAGGTGGTGGTTGGAAAAAATCTAAAACAGAAAATAAAGGTCTGTGGCATAATATAAATGCTAAAAAGAAGAGAGGTGAGAAATCATCTCCAAAGGGATCCAAAGCATATAAAGCAGCAAAAGCAGCTGGTGATAGACTCAATAGAAATGAAACCTATACTAGCGAATACAATGTAGAGAATTACCACGATATAAAAGAGTTTGTTGAATTCATGACATCATATAAACCTGATATCAATGAAGCTGAGTACCAGGGAAGAAAGGTCAAACTTGGTAAACCAATGCAAGGTGATACAAAGAAATTTAAAGTATACGTAAAGAACCCAAAGGGTAATGTCGTAAAGGTAAACTTTGGACAGGGTGGTGATGCTAAAGGCGGTACAATGAGAATTCGTAAAAATAATCCCAAGGCTCGAGCAAACTTTAGAGCTAGACATAATTGTGACTCACCAGGGCCAAGACATAAGGCTCGTTACTGGAGCTGTAGAAAATGGTAAAACTAAAAGACCTATTAAAAGAAGAAGAAGATGAAACCGCGCTTCCAATGATACAAGCATTAAATGTATTGAGTGCTGATATCAGACGAGCAAACTATAAAAAACAATTAGAATATGGTAAAAAAAATTCCAAAGAGATGGCAGACATAATCAAAGCCGCTACCATGTTATCTAAAATTGTAAAGAGATTGAAGTGATCAAACTAAAGGACTTACTAACAAAAAAAAAATCTCTAAAAGAAGAATTTACAAATAAAGATTCTAATGAATATCGAGTAGAGCTTGTAGATCTCATAGGGAAGCCATCTTACGAAACCAGTGAGGAAGCTGGATGGATAGCACCAACGCTACCAAAAGAATATGGAACGTATACCATGAACATCACTAAAGTCGATAAGGTGTTCATTATAGATGAGTCAATACCTCACAGTTTTCCTGCAGATCATAGAGATTACGTATATACACAATATGCAGTACCAGCTTGGCAGCAAAGCAAGGGTGCACATAATGTAGAGCCAGCTATGATCGCTGACTTTGCAAAGGTTACCGGATCTATAATCATTGATCCATTGAAAGGCACTATCACAGCTCGTTGTGGAGATTTGGTGGCAAACGATAAAACTATACAGTTTGTCTTGGATGTTGTAGACGGAAAAGTTCAACCCACCAAAGAGGAATACTCTAATCGAATTTTAGATAAAAAATGATTAGACTTAGGGATCTAATTCTTGAAAATTGGTGGACTGATAAGAGCGTTGATGGTCAAACCCAATACATAAGCTCACATCCCAAAACTCCTAAAAAAACAAACAAAGATAATCCATCTGGAAAAGAAGAGCGAGATGATAGCATTAACTGGAAAACGGGTAAAGATGGTTGGGAAATCCTAGACGACAAAAGAGCAAAGGTTACTAAGGTGAGAGATTATACGGAACAAGAATACCAAGAGGAGACCGATGAGTTTTTTGGTAATAGTGACTCTATCGCACCCGGTCTTGCAAAGTCCAGTAGTGAATTAGTATCGAAGATGAAAAATGCCCCCGTAAAATATTTTAGTTCTGAACAACTCCAAAACATGAATAATACAGACGTGGGTGAATTGCTAGATGCTTCCGATGATGGAGGAACAAATGCTATGTACAATCTTGGTAAGAAGAAGGCAAGTGAATATGGAAAGGATTGGAGTAGGTTGGAAAAGGGAATCAAAGATTTAGATAATAAAGAATCACTAGGAGTACCACCACCAATAGCTATCCAAGATAAAAATAATGATTTACATTTAATGGCGGGTAACACTCGCATGATGTCCTTTACTGCAGCTGGTAAGAAATTACCACTCAAGGTTCTCAAATACAATGATACGTTTGATTATGATTCCTGGGACGTAAGAAATATAAAACAAGAAGGATTAATTAAACTTAAAGAGTTAATTGTTGAAAGAGTAGATTACATAGATACAGCCACTCGGTTAGTGAAAAAATATAAACTAAAATCTAAAGTAAAATTTAACTCTGGAACTAATCACGGAGACTATGACTGGGACACTGATATTATTTACATTGACAAGTCCTTTTCATCGTTAAAAGAATTTTACATAACTGTATTGCATGAAATACATCATGCGGTACAACGAAAAAAAATGGGACCGGCTAAGTATGAAAAGAGATATACACAAGCGGGAAACATGGCGGTGAATAAAGGTCGGGACTTTTATAAAGATAATAAATACGAAACCAGAGCAGAAAATTGGGCTCAGAGCGAGTACAAGACACTGATCAGACGAGGAGAACTCAAATGAATAATCCATTAGCAACTTTCTATGCATGGCAGGTTAGAACATTACAACTTGATGGTTGGACTAGTTATCATATAGCAGCGGGTGCTTTTTTATGTAAAATATTCCAGTGGTTAAATTGGACACCTTTTTGGTGTGTCATGGGAGTATTTATAATAGGAGTGGCTTGGGAAATTTTTGAATATATAGTCGAACAGTGGTCACCATATAAAACCAAAAAGGGTTGGATTTATAACACGGCAGCAGATTTAATCGTCGAGACTGCAATAGCAGCCTGGATGGTATTACCAGTATAAGGAAGAAAAATGAGCTTAGAAGAGAAGTATTTGAAAGGAGGCGGTAGCATGCTAGGTCCAGGTACAACTATACCTAGAACAAACCCAGCAGCAGGAGCCTCAAAGCAACCTAGAGGACCATACGATACTGCATTTGCTGCAGCTAATAAACTATTTAGTTTGTTTGGAAGGAAGAAAGATTCAAAAATTAGTAATCTTGATATAGATATAGATCCAAAGAGATACAAATAATAGGATAACAAATGGTTTTAGGTTTAGACGCATCCACGAGCTGCGTAGGTTATAGTTTTACTAAAGGCTCCGATATTATAGAAATGGGCTTTATTGACATCATAAAAATTCGTGATATCAACGAGAAAGCTCTTTACGTATATGAAAAACTCTCCGAGAATCCACTCATACAAGAAATAGAATGTATGTATATAGAAGATTCGCTAAGTGGCTTTGCTAGAGGTCGCACTAGTATTCAGACAATTATCAAACTAGCTCAATTCAATGCAATTATTAGATTTATTTTTACATTTACAGCTACCATAAAAGTCATAGGAGTAAACCCCAACACAGCTAGAAAAGCTATCTTTGGAAAAGCTAGAGTGAAGGGTAAAACTTCAAAGCAATTTGTAAGGGATGAATTAGAAAAACGTTATGATATGACCAAGTGGATAAAAATTAACAAAAAAGGAAACTTTGATCAAAAAAACCTTGACGCATATGATGCTACGGTAGTAAGTTTGTATCATAACTCAAACTCAAAGTAAATGGATACACAAAAGGTTTTAGATCTCATACAAAGGGGTATAGCATCACCGCGTTCTATTAAGAATGGTGAAGCTGTATTGTTTTGTCCAAACTGCTCGCATCGCAAGCCCAAGTTTCAAATAAACTTATCGTCTGGCAAGTCTCACTGTTGGGTATGTAATTTTTCTTCACATACACTAGCTCAACTTTTTAGAAAACTATCGGTTAATCCGGAACTGATAAAGGAAGCAGCATCTTTATCAGGTGATAGACTGAGAAAAGGTAGTAAACAAACTGATAACAAGTTATTGAGGTTACCAGCTGAATTCACTCCACTGTGGGTACTTGCCTCGTCGCAAAGTTATCTACGTAAGCATGTAGTGACTTATCTCATGGAAAGAAATATTAGAATGGGTGATGTAATTAGATATGGTATTGGGTACTGTGAAGAGGGTCCATATGCTAGAAGGGTTATAATACCAAGCTATAACAGCTCCGGTCAATTAAATTATTTTGTAGCCAGAGATGTGTTTCCTGATAGTAAAATGAAATACAAAAATCCACCAACATCAAAAAATGTTGTTATGTTTGAGTTATTAACGAATTGGAACGAACCTATAGTTTTGTGTGAAGGAGTTTTTGATGCAATAGCAATTAAAAAAAATGCAATACCATTGTTAGGTAAGTTTCCAAGTACTGAACTTATGAAGACTATGATAAGCAATAGAGTAAAGAGCGTATATTTAGCATTAGATAATGATGCTGTAGCTGATGGATATAAATTAGTAGACGAGTTTACTAAATTAGGCATCGAATGTAATTTTATAAAATTAACAGATCAAGATCCTTCAGATATGGGGTTTAAAAAATTTTGGGAAACTGCTCTTGACAGCAAGCCTACAAGTTTTTCTGATATGATTAGAGGAAGATTATATGTCTAGAGAGATAAAAACTATAGCTCACCTGAGCGACATTCACATTAGAAAACTGCATAGACTAAAAGAATATAGAGAAGTATTTGATCGTTTGTATGTAAAACTTAAAGAGATTAAGCCCGATTTGATATACTTGGGAGGTGACATAGTTCATGGAAAATTAGATACGTCTCCAGAGGAAACTCGACTGGTTTCAGACTTCTTACTAAATTTATGTAGTATAACGGATACTATCTTGATTACCGGTAATCATGACATGAATATACAAAATAAAGGAAGAGAGGACGCTCTATCTCCAATAGTAGATCTTGTACGACAAATTAATCCAAAGCTGCATTACTGGAAGGCTTCAGGTAAATATTCTATAGGTAATGTAGACTTTAGCTTGCTGAGTGTATACGATATAGACAAGGATGGCAATCAATCTTTGGATAATTTTGTACCAGCAAGTGCTATTAATAACAAACATAAGATAGCTCTCCATCATGGACCCGTAGATAGTTTTGAGGTCGATAATGGCTTTACAATGAAAAACGATAGAGTACGGGTTGGGTTATTTGATGGCTTTGATATAACAATGTTAGGTGACATACACAAGAGACAGTTTTTAAATGAGGAAGAGACTATAGCATACTGTGGAAGTTTAATTCAACAGGGTTTTGCAGAAGAACCATCAAAAGGCTTTCTATTATGGAATGTAGAAGATAAAACTTCAAAATTTATTCAAGTTGAAAATGATTATGGATATAAAACAATAATTGTGAAAGATGGTGTAATAGAAAATAAAATGAGGTTCGTTCCTCCAAAAGGTAACATCCGAATAAAATATTGGAATACGACGTATAAACAACTCCAATCAATACAAATCAAACTTAGAAAAAAATATAGATCCGTAAAAGAAATCAAAGCGGAAAAGCAAGATGTGTTGTCTAAAACTGGACAATCTGTTAATAGAATTGATATAGGCGACGTTCGTGACATGAAGTTTCAAAATACTTTATTGCGTGAATATCTTCAAAATACTGTAGAAAATATGGACCCTAGTACTTTGGAGAGAATCATTAATATTAACGAACAACACAACAACGTTCCAGAGATCCAAAATGACGGTATGGCTCGTCATGTTAATTGGAAGCTAAAAGAATTTTACTTTGATAATATGTTTAGCTATGCAAAAGACAACCACGTACGGTTTGATAAGCTCAAGGGTATAGTAGGATTAGTTGCTCCAAACCATAGCGGTAAGTCTTCTTTGTTAGACGCGGTTTCATATACTATATTTGATCTATGTAGTAGAACTACCAGAGCTATTGACGTACTGAATAAAAAGAAAAGTTCTTTTTTATCTAAACTAAATATTGAAGTAAATGGTAATGATTATTGGATAGAACGAATAGGTACCAAGAGGACTCGTAGACATAAAAATAATGAAACTACTACAACGTGTCCTGTAAAAGTAGATTTTTATATGTATGATGATGCAAATGAAAAGGTGGATCTTACTGGAGCAGCTAGACGCAATTCACAATATGGAGGAGGTACTAACGAGGAAATACAAAGTGTTATAGGTAATTTTGATGATTTTATTTTAACTTCATTGTCGTTACAACAAAACGGTACTAATTTTTTAGAAAAGAAACAATCAGAACGTAAACAGATTTTATCAAAATTTATGGATGTTGGTATCTTTGATAAATTATATGATTTGGCACGTGAGTCTTCTAATGAAGATCGAGCATTGCTCAGAAGCTTAACAAAGCGAGACAGCTATACGGAATTAGCTACTGTGGATGAAAGAGTATCCAAGTTAATGAGTGAAGAGCAAATTGTTAAGGATACGTTAGATAAATTAATTAAAGAAGAAACTAATTTATCTGAAGAAAAAATGACTCTAGTGAAGAAAAAGTGGAACATTCAAAACGGTGATCTTGATATAGAAAATCTACAATCTAATTTTAAAAAAGTTGAATCTACGCTCCAAGATACAATAAATACACTTGATGATGATACTTCTTATAAAGAAAAATTACGTCCTCTCTATCTACAATATCACTCAAAACTAAATGTTTTAGATGAAGATGATATACGATCTAGATATACAAAATTCACAAAGAATAAGCACACAATACAATCGTTACAAAATGAATTACAGAGCCTAACAAGAGAAAGAAAATCAATTAGTCATTCTATGAGGGAACTGAATAAATACAAATATGATAAAGAATGTCCACTATGCTTGGGTAATGCAGATGAACACATAAAACATCAAACGGAATATAATAAAAAACATAAGGAACTCACAAATAAGATAGACTCATCTACAGATGCTATTGAGGTGTTGGAAGAATCATTGATACAATTAGCAAGTGCAGAGGAGCAGGATAAACTTTATCACGGTCTAATAGACGAACTCAATAGAATAAGTCAGGATGCTATAAAGGTTGGTGGTAAGATAACAACAGCTACAGAAAAAGTAAAATTACACAAAGAAGAGCTGAAGAGATTACAAAACCAAATAGATCAGTATTATGACAATGAGGCTAAAATTAATACTAATAAGGACATAGATTCTCAAATATTAATTGTAGAGCAGGGAATCAACCAAGTCGATAAGGATAAAAATATACAACAGGATTTGCACAGAAGTGTGTTGAATAAATTAGCAGTAGCAAAAACTAATAAAGAGCAGTTAGAAGAAACAATTAAGCAAATTTCAAGTTTAGAACAACGAATATTGGATTATGATATATACATGTCTGCTATGTCCAGAGATGGTATATCATACGATCTAATAGGGAAAACTGTAGAATCTATAGAAGCAGAAATCAATGAAGTGTTAAACAATATGATGGTGGGATTCACTATAAAGTTGTTAATGGATGGAAAAAATATAGATACTTTCATATGTTATGGAGATGATATGTGGTCTTTAGATCTAGCTTCTGGAATGGAAAAATTTGTGAGTAACTTAGCTATTAGAGTGGGACTCATAAACGTATCAACACTTCCCAGACCTAATTTTTTGTGTATAGATGAGGGGTTTGGTACACTGGATGGAGAGTCTATAGTAAACATGGAGGGGGCTTTCAACTATTTGAAAACACAATTTGATTTTGTCCTAATTATTACCCACTTGGATTCAATTAAAGATTATGTAGACCACTTGATACCTATAGACGTTATCAACGGATACAGTAATATTAAATTTTCGTAGGTAGTAAATTTAATTTTTTTTTATCCAATGCTCCCTGGGCTTGATAGTACTCATACAATATTCTAGCTAGATTTGCAGAAACCGTTAAACCTCTAGCAGTAGAATCTTGTTTGAGTTGATTATCAATACCACTAGTCAAGCTAACGGATCGTATAACTCTATTCATATTAATAATTATTAACTTTTAGTAATTTTATACCGGTTTCTGTTTAGTTGCATATTTATAGCTAACTAGTTAGGACATATATGGCATATCCTCCACAATTTGGTGGAACTACACCTGAATCGCAAGACCCAAATAGATTGTATAGTAATGTTTACAATTTAGATCAATTAGACGTTCTGGTCGAAGACAATCCATCCAATCCACAATTCTTTAGTGTAGTTGGTTTACCTCAACAGCTTTCGTATGGAAAGACGTACTTCACTATAGCATTTAACGATCCCGAGGGATCTCCATACAGACTTCGTGAAGGGTCAGGTTTACTATTTGAATTTAAAGATGCTGGAGGTATAGTTGTATTTAGCGATCTCACTACTTACGAGGATGTAAATGGTGCAGCCGTTGCTTATGTATGGATTAAGAAAGATCCACTGAGAACTTTTGATGAGTTAGAAGAGGGTAGAGGATCACTTACTATTGTTGGTGAATTAGAAAACGTATCTCCTCAATACCAAAATGTATATAACGTAAGACTCACTGTTCCTATTGATATACGAACTGATCTTCCCAACAATACTCCAATATTATTTCAAAGCTCATCTAGAATTCAAGAATCACTAGTTATATCAGAAAGTGTAGAATTTGATGCTAATAGCGAAACGTATAAGAGGAGTATTCTAAACGTAAGTGCCTCAAACCTAGACACGTTTGGAGGCCAAGTAAAATTTTTAGAACTAAGTTACAATGAGAATGAATCAAGTGCAGATCAGTTTAGATTTTTAACGGAATACGAAATAAGTGGTTCTGGAGAAGAGTTTGAGATAAGTAGTAGTGCATCCACAGGACTTAACCCAGTAAGTAATTTTTATAAAATGCCAATGCCCAGGGAGGTCAGGCGAGGTTCTAATATAGTATTTAGGTTGAGATTTAAGAATGGATCAGGACAAGTAGCCCAAGATCCTAGCATAGGACAAGACGTCATACTTAGTGCAAGTGCAACTTTTCAAGGTACACCTCTAGTCATAGAAAAAGATGATAACTTAATGACGGGTTCTGTAAGTGTTGGAACGGGAGTAGGTAAGGGCTTTAAAATGTCAGGAGAATCTTCCGCATATATAGCTTCTGCAGATTATAGAGGATTTACTAGTGCTTCTGCGGGATCCGGATCGGGCATTATTTTATTCAGCGGATCAGTATTTGGAGATATCACTGACGATTATCAAAATGGAGGTGTTGGTTTTGAAGTGGTGTCGGATAGCAGCAGCTTTTTACGATTTAGGTCAAACCCATCAGAATTAGATATACGCGCTGATGCATTCTTTGTAGGTTCTACAGCAACACAATTTATAAGTGCATCTACGGGAATCATAGAAATATCATCGAGCAAATTTCATCTAGAGCCGGACGGTGATGTCACACTAGCAGGTACCATAACAGCCGAAGCTGGTTCAATTGGTGGATTCCTAATAGAAGAAGGTAAACTTACGGCTGGTACAAATAACAGTGCCATGACGATGAGTGGTGCGGATAGATTGTTGAGATTTGGAAGTGGTTCGAGCTTTTCTACTGATAATGTCGATGGTATTCTTATAGGACAGGATAGTGATGGAGTTTACAAATTTGCAGTGGGTCAACCTAATTCTTACATAGTATTTGACGGACAAACGGTAAGTATTAAATCTGACGATCTAGTAGTAACGGCTTCTAACTTTACCATTGATTCAAATGAATTTAAGTTGGCTACTAGCACGGTATTTATCAGTAGTAGTGGAGTGGGAGAAATAGGTCTAGGTAGTCCTATCCCAACCGGAATATCTGCAGCAGGTAACAAAGGATTTTTTGTTGATGGTAACGGAAATGTTCTAATAGGAAATTCTACAGCCTCACGTATACAATTTGACGGTACGGATCTTACACTGAGCTCATCTAAATTTTATTTGGGATCTGTATCTCAGTACATTAGTGGAGCACTTGGTAACATAGAGATAAGTTCTTCTAATTTTCACCTAGACAACACAGGCAATGTTACCTTGGCAGGTACCGTAACCGCCAATGCAGGAACTTTAGGTGGTTTTGATATCTCACAAGATGCGATAACATCTACAAATTTTTTTATTAGTGGTGCCGCTACAGACAATGAATATTTTATTTCTGCATCCAGTGGACCTTCACAGTTTTTCAACGTTAGAGCTTCTGGAGACGTAACTGCTTCCAGTTTATTATTAACAGGAGGTCAGGTAGCTGGTAATACTGTCACACGGGACAGAATATCTTTTGAAAAAAACTGGGCTATATCAGCTTCCGATAACCCAGTAGAATATTTTATTAGTGCTTCAAGGTTTCAAGTATCTCAACAAGGTGATGTTACGGGATCCCAAGTATTATTTACGGGTGGTGATATTGGTGGAGCTACTATAGATGAAAATAGTTTTGCCTTTGGAGACATATCTAAAATATCAGCCTCATCAAATCCAGTAGAAATATTTATTTCTTCCTCACGGTTTAAAGTTAAGCATGATGGTCAAGTAACAGGTAGCGAGTTTCTTTTTGGAGATAAAGCTGGAGGTAACTTTGCACAATTCACAGGTGATACTTTAACCGTTGAAGGTGACATTTCCGTAAACTCTATTAAATCTCCAGCTCAAATAGCTGGAGCTGCAGCAACAAATGAAAATGCTTCTGCATCTATATCAGCAGGAGGACACGCTACATTCAAATCCGCTTCTATAGGAGGATTTGTAGTAAATCCAATATCTATACAAGATTCTAATAGCAATCTCGTATTAAACGCATCTGGTCAGATAACGGCATCAGCAGTCTCAATGTCAGGAACTGTAACAGCTACATCTGGACAGATAGGTGGCTTTGCAATAGGTAACGACCTCTCATCTAACGCCGGTACGTTAAATCTCAAAGGAGCAAGTGGACAAATAACAGCTTCAGCCGTTAGCATGTCGGGAACAATTACAGCTACATCCGGACGGATAGGTGGATTTGCAATAGCAAACGATTTATCTTCAAATCTTGGCACGCTAAAACTTAAAGGAGCTAGCGGACAAATCACAGCTTCTAATGCTCTA